TTTTTATTATACCCAAAGAAATTAAAATTTGCAAATCAGCTTTGATATCGGTAGGTTCCACATATCTACCAAGGTAGTAAATTCATTAGAAGTATCTACATCGCCCTTCTTCCAGAGAGTAGCCTCTTCAAAGTACTGTTTAGCGTCTTTCTTACCTAACAACCAAATGTTCTTTAGCCCCCTGTAAGCTTTTGCCCCATTGTTTTTTATCGATTCATTAAATTCTAGGCTAATAAAGATATAAGTATCAGGGCGTTGGTGGGTACTTGTAGATGCAACGGATACATCATAATAATCTTTAGGAGCTACTGTTCTTCTTTTAGTTTTTACTTCTATACATTCTCCGTTAAGGAATATGTCGTAATCAAACTTCTCGTCAGATTCTACTATTTCAGCCCCAAGATATTCTTTTATAGCTTCTTCTCCTAAGAAACCAGCTAGGTTACCTGCCCCACGAGTGATCGAATTGCGTATTTCACCCATTTGATCAGCTCGAACCTTAGCTCTATCAATCATTTCTTGTGTGTGAGGTATTATTATCATTTACTATTCTTGTCGCTAAAGTGGAGTAACAGCATAGCGTAATGAATAATCTTGAAAATGTCTTTACGAGGTGTTCCCTTTTTATCATAACGAGATGCATACTTTAAAATATTGCTCCTACAGAACGCTTCGGCATCGCCACACGCTTCTATAAAGTCTAAAGTCTGAACATCTCCTTCACTATAATGCTCTCCATAAGTATTTTGTACATACTCAGCAATTTCTTTTATTATTTCTTCTTCGTTATATTTCATCTTAGTCCCAATCTATAAGATCATCAAATGTAAGGGGTTTCAAATCTTTTTTTACTGCCCACGAACCTTGAAAGATTTCCATATCTACTTTTAATGGGATGTTCAATGTGTTTATCTCAAGTATATCTCTAATCTTATAAGGTACTGTTTCAAGTTCTGAGTCATGTATTTCACAAATAATCTCATCGTGTACTTGTAATAACAGGTTACTTTCCTTATCTTGTAAATATTCATCTACTTTTAGCATTCTCTCACTTAAAAGATCAGCACTTGTACCCTGTACGAGATAATTTACACCTTTATAAGCAAACTTTGGATCAATTCTATAGTGTCTACCATACTTATTCTTTATCCAACCTCTAGCAGTTACAGTAGCAACTACCTTATCAAAGAACTCTTTAGATCCTTTCATGCCTGCAAAGTATTGTTTCTTATATTTCCCCGCCTCTTTTGGTGTAGTGCTTAGTTGTTGAGCTAGTTTTTTGTTCCCTATTCCATATATAGTACCAAAAGTAATTGCTTTGGCTGCTTGACGATACTCTTTGAACTTATCTGAAGATTCGTCTACTTGAAAGGCTAACTTTGCCGCCTCACTATGAAAATCTACATCATCTTTATTTAAAATTTCATCGATTGTTTCGTTTCTAAAATAAGACATGAACACTCTAACTTCCATTTGACTGTAATCAAATCCAACTAAGGAGTACTTTGGACGTGGAATGAATAGTCTCCTAATAGATATTTGCGATTTGTCCTGTGAATTGAATGATTCATCGCCAACAAAAGACCATGTATTTAGGACATCATCAGAAAGGTCGGCATTTAGCGTAACACCCTTAGCACTTACAGTTGCCGCAATTTTACCCAACACTTCTGCCTTTTCATCAGCATTTAAAGTGCGTTCCTGTAACTTAAAATGGTTCCTAGGTATGTTTTGTAGGTTAGGCTCTCTACTTGATAACCTGCCTGTGGCAGTACCCCAATTACAAAAAGAGGTATGCATGACTTGAATGTCTTTATATGGTTCGATATAAGTAGACCTTAGCTTATCTAGAGTCCTATACTGTCTTACTAAGCCAGCCATTCTATGATTTATATTCACTAAAGCTGCTTCACTCCAAGAGTCTTGCCCTTTAGGAGTTTTTACAGGCGATTCAATCCCAAACTCTGTAAAAATTTCCCCAATCTGTGCTGGGGAAGAAATATTAAATTCTCTGCCCGCAAGTTTATAAACTTCTTCTCTGACTTCATTTTGTCTTTCAAGTATTAAAACCTCAGATTGCCTAGCATAATCTCTATCAATGGCTACCCCCCGCTTTTCCATTGTATACAACACAGATGTCAAATCGTTTTCAAAGTCAAAAACGTTCATTTGATCAGTCTTTTTTATTTTACGGAGGTAATCGTTGTATATTCTTGCGGTAAGTGCAACATCTTTCTTGCAATACTCCCCTAAAAAAGAAGGAGGAGCCATTGAAAAATCCTTATTCCATTTATTAGATCTAAGTTGTTTTTTCGTATCTATGTCATACTGCACAGCACTATCACCATAATTACGCTTTGCAGTTGGGGTAAGCCCCAAATCTTTTATATCAGAATGTTCTACAAGACGCACCATTACTATTACGTCTATTAATTTTTTATCAATTGGTATTAAACCATCTTTTTCTAAAAAGTGTAGATCAAACTTAAGATTATAACCTATATACTGTTTTACTGAGTGGTTAAGTAGATCTATTAATGAAACAAGGTTGTCTAAGGGTAAGTTTTCCCCTAGATGATGTCGAAACGGGTAGTATTGATATAAGCCTGACTCGGAGGTCTGACCTACACCAACACCACAGATTTGATTAACCCCAAAGGGATCCAAACCATTTGTTTCTACGTCAACAACTAAAGTAGGCTCTACCTCTAATGCCGACTCTAGCTTATTGATTTCTTGAGTAAAGACCGAGTTTGTAACAACGGTCATTAGAAAAGTGTTGTCTCAGCATCATTTGCTGTTGGAGCATCTGATGTTGGAATACTATTCCCATACCTTTCCATGTAATAATCTTTAATTTTTGGTAATTCAGCTATTTCAACTTTTTTATCTGCTGGTACTTCTTCAGTTTTAGCAGTAGCGACTATTTGATATGATGTATCTAACATTCCTGTACCCGTTCTTTTTAGTCGCATAACACCTTTGTCTAAAGAACCCCAATCATTATAAACATCTACTAGTTGATTCCAGTTAGCGTCTCCTCTACCAAACCCAAGAGATACTACTTTAAAATCATTAACATCTTCTCTAAATATCTTTTTCCCTGATGGTCCTTCTATCTCTACCCAATCTTCAGAACCCGGTATAATTCTACCGTTACTGTCTTTTCTTGTGTGAATTATATTATGCACATATGCCCAAAAAGCAAATTTGTGTGAAGCATAAGTATCTTCAGGGACCGAACTAGCATCTACACTAGGATCTTTTATTAAATTTGTCCAGTTATTACCAATCCTAAAAGTGTAAAGATATACATCATCTAAATTTGGATCATTCTCAGCACCTGTAGCTATCGCTGTTGCAAAGATTTGATCTCCATCTTTCATCCACACTTCTCTTGCACTAGGTCGTTCGACCTGCGGTTGTCTTAGGTCTTCTCTTCCTTTATTTATTTTTGCTATACCACCCATGTAAAACTCCTTAAAATATCGTTTTATTTAACATAACGTTACGTAATGTCTGAGGATTATAAATTTCTTGAACATCTTTATAATTATCAGGTAACGTAAGATATGATAACAGAAATCTGTCTTTCATGTCAACTGTAGCTTTCTCTATACCTCGTGCTCCCGCTTCATCATTATCAAGGGCTAATACCACCTCGGAGGGGTTTAGTTTACTGAGCAAATTGATCTGATTTTTTGAAATACTTGCTCCCAAAACAGCCACACTAGAATAACCATGTTGATTTAGCCACATGCAGTCTAGAGCCCCCTCAACTATATAAAGCATATCTGTGTTATACAATTGGTTTATTCCAAATAAGACCTTAGATTTTGAGAACCCTTTAGTAAACAAATACTTAGGTATGGCAGATCTTCTACGTGTTATCCATCCCTTTACATTAGAATCCATATCTTCTACAGGAATCATAAAATCCCCATACTTATTGGTTTTACAACCCCACTTTAATATCGATTCATAAGAAAATCCTCTATTATAGATCCAATGATTGTCCTCTATGTCTAAAGTAACCTCTGGAACACTCACGGTATCTGCTTGTTCGTTATCTGATACCTCATCAAACCAATTAAAATCTAAATCATAGGTCTGAACTTGGAAGTCTTCGTTGAGTTCTTCCCAAGATTTACCAGTATATTTCTTTATAAAGTATTTTAGTCCCCCTTGACCACAACCAGCAAAGCAAATCCACACTCCTTTATCAAGGTTTATAGAACAAGACTCTCGTCTGTCTTCATGAAAAGGGCAATGAATAATTATTTGCTCTTCGTTTGGTATGGCAACTCCATATTTTATAAGTATAGAGTACCAATCTACCACTATCTATCCCTTTTGTTTTTTCTTAGAAATAAAACTACTTCGTTTCGATAACCATTCTCGTCTGTGGCAATTCCTTTTCTAATATCACCTACAGTAATGTCAATCATTGGTCGCCCATCTCCCTTACTTCGAGTAGATTTTACGATTATGTTGTTATCAGAATTATCGTCAGTTGAATTAAACCAATCAAATATTCCCATTATAAGCCTCCTAGCTTAGTATTCGTCCCATCTATAGTCAGGAACTTCTTCTATATTACCATTGTCTACTGCCCATTGCATAACCGTTGTGTCTTTAGCTAATTCACCATCTCTATATTTCTGAAATTGAACCAGTCTCTTCTGATCATCTTGTTCGATACCACACATGGCTAAGGCTACGTCAGCTGCTCTTATCAAAGCATCTCCAAAGGCTACTTGATTTGCTTTCGGAGGAGTAAACATGTCCGTTGCTGCATCTCGTGTAGCTTGGGTAGTGACAAAAATTGGTGTGTTTGTCGATGTAGCTAAATTTTTTAGCCCATAAAATAACTGGTGGGATTGCTCCCATGCAGCTTTCTTAGGATCGCTGGTGCCCACCAAATAAACACCATCAATTACTACGAACTCAGGGCTATGTTTCCTTACTAACCCTGCAATTGCATTCATAGATATACCCATTTGACCTGAAATATGGTCACATACTAATAAAGAACCTGCATTTGATTCTTCTAAAAACTTAGTATACTCTTCCTCGTCTATCGGATCCCCATATCTTAATGATCTGTGGGAAAGATTATAACCCATCAATTTTGCTAACACTACATCTAGCCTCATACTAATAGCCGTACTAGGCATTTCTGTAGAAATAAATAAAGTTCTGTGATTATTAAACACAGATACAGCTGCTGCGTGCACACATAACCATGTCTTACCAATAGTAGGACGTGCAAAAGCAGATATTAACTCGCCGGGCATCCACCCAACACCAGTTTGATTAATGGTTTGAAAGCTAGTTGGAATCCCCATTAATCCATCCCCAAGCTTTCTTTTATCCGTACGTTCTCTCCACTCATCTAATCTAGTAAGCTTACCGCTATCGTATGAAAAAACATCTTCATCATAAACCACTTCAATGTCTGTTAGACCTACCATAAGATTAGCTAAAGCTTTCTTAGGATTGTCTTTGACCAATTCTCTCTGTTCTTGAACTGTTTTTATGATAGTGCGTTGTAATACTTGATCTTTGAACTGCTCAATAGCATACTCAAAATTAACAGAATTAGCTGTGGGGTCAAGTTCGGGATAGTTTTCTAGTAAAACTTCTTCAGAAGCAAACTCTCCATACTTATCAAAATGATTAACAACGAAATTATAAGCACCCCCGTGCCTTGCAAAGTCTTTTTCGGTGTGTTTAAATGTACGTAAGTTAGTTTTGTTGTCCAAATTTAGAATAATTGCGGACTCAATATATTCAAAACTAGCCATCTTTATCGTTCTCCTTTGTGTAAAGCACCCTATTTTTATCAGAATATACTAAATAGTCTACGTTAGAAATGGGGAGCATGTCAACTTCTTGTTTAGCATCTTCAAAAGTAGGGTATTCCCCATGAGTCCAAAAATCTCCATTATGTCCATGAGCAATAACTCTAAACTTATTATCAACCTTTTTGTTCTTAGGTTTTTGAATCAAACGTCCTGACCTTCTCATTCTTCTAGGCATCTTCGTCCGTATCACTTTCTTGTTGCAGTTTGTCTCTAAGTCCTTGTCTAACTTTGTATGCTGATTCACCTAAATCCTCAGTGATCTCTTCCATAGTTAAACCTTCTAATTTTAATTGAAGAAATAACTTTTCTTTATTTGCTAAATTCTGTGAATCTACCCACAGACTAATATCTACCTCTTCTTGATAGTGATTTGGATCTGTAAGTGCTCTAATAATTTCAGCTGGAGTAGTTTCATAAATATCGGTCATATCAATACTTCTAGAATTAAGTTGACGCTGTGCTTTATTTATTAAAGTTCTAATGGTGTTAACTAAAGATGTGTGTAGATAAGTATGAAAAATTGCTCCCTTATCTGGATTAAATGCTTTAGCTGCTTTTACAAGTGAAATTCTAAGTTCTTGTGCTATATCTTCCTTATCAAGCCCCGCAATATAAGAAGTAGACACCATTTTTTGTATTTTAGGTTCCCATTGGGTTATTAAATCATCGTTTATATCCATACAATCTGCGTTCAGTATGATAGCATTCTCCACTACAATACATTCTATCATATCCACGATTATATTTCTGTACTATTTGAGATCGTTTTCTGTAGAATGGGACTCTACAATAATGGCAATTTACTTTGATGTTATAATATTGGAAATGGCATGAGCCATCATGTACTAATTTTGTACTTAACTCGCCACATATTTTACAATGACGAGCATCTTTCATTCTTTTGGCTCTTAAACTAGGAACATTGTTCTGTTTCAGTACTTTATATATATACTGTCTAGATACTTTAAACGCATTTCCTATTTGTTGAAGAGTGTCGTGAGGATTGTCGTATCTATACTGTATGATTTTAGAAGTCTGAGACTGACGCTTTTTCTTCATGTGCTTTAACCCAATTGGCTACTAGAGTTTTGAGTTTATTAGACAAATAAGTTGCATCAATATCCCCAGTTTCATCTAAGGCTTTTATTGTTGACGAAGCTGCTACTATTCTAGTCCATTGTGCATCTGTAAATGATACTGTTACATCTGGCATTATTTATTCTCCTTTAGTTCTTTTATTTCATCTTTTAATTTTTTCATCTCTGATAACAATAATACTGATAATTTTTGATAACTTATGCTTTCTGCCAATCCATTTTCATCATAATTTACTATTTCAGGATATATTTTTTCAGTTTCTTCTGCAATTAGTCCAATATCTTTTTTACCCGGATGAGCTGATTTATCATTCCAATCAAATGTTACTGGTCTAAGGTCATAAATATTAGAAGTATCGGTTTCCATATCTACAACATTATCTTTAAATCTTATAGATGATGTTTCTCTAATTAGCAAATCTGATGCAACATGTACATTAGTACCACTTCCTGAAGCCCAACTATCAACATACAAACCACCTGAACTAATTTCTAACTCTTTATTACCATTACAAGTTATTGATATAGTATTAGCAGCCCCACTATAAATTCCTGTATCAGCGTCACCAAATGTTAATGATGCAGCACCAACAGCTCCAGCTGTGAGGTTATGATAAAGAGAATATATACGAGAATAAGGGGCTATAGCATTAGAAGCATTAACTCCTATAAAAGCATAAGGGTCACCGGCAGTTCCATCTCTGTCTCCTTCGGGATACATAACTGCATACTCACTACCACCAACTGTATATTTAGCAAACCGATGTTCATTAATTTCTGCGGTTGTACCCGGTGGGATTTGAACTACTGCATCAGCAGTGTCATTAAAATACATACGTGGGGTTACAGTAGATGCACTATTATCAGTAGTAGATATTATTACTGCTCCACTATTATATCCCATAGCCCCATAGTGAGTAGAACCATTCATTATTTGAAACCCTAATAATTCTCCATCCGCTACAAAACCATCTGTACCCATACTACAGTTACCAAATGTTCCCGTAGCACCTGTTAGAGAGCCTGTAAACGTTCCTGAAGCACCCGAAATATCACCTTTAAAATTAGCGTTACCACTACTATCTATATAAAATTGTTTAGCATGTATAGTACCTGATGATGTTAAAGTAATGTCTGCAGCTGAACTATAACCTGATGTTACAGGACTACTTCCACTGTATATATTACTAGCATTTAATTTCCATCCTCCAACAGTACCCGCAGTTTTATCAGAACTATTTGTTTCTGGGGTAAAGTTTAATTGTGACGTTGTAATTGTTCCAGATGCTATTTGTGTGGCAGTAATTGTCCCAGCTTTTATTTGTTCTGCGACAACAGCACCTGCAGAAATAAGCCCTGCAGATATTGTAGGTTGACTTCCATTGAATGGAAATATAGATGGTGAATCTGTTCCATCATCAGAAGCCGCTGTTACAAACGTAGCTAAGAGTATTCTGTCATCTTGATATAAAGCTGTATAGTCTGTTGTAAATACAATTGTACCGCTAGCAGAATCACCTACAGCTTTGTAAGCATATATTGTTTTGTTTAACTCCGAACCACTAAATGTTTTAGTGCCATAAGTAATAGCTTCATTTGTACCATCTGAGAAACTTACATTAGCATTAGTAGAGTCTGACGAACCTACTTTATGCCATTTTATGTCATCCCAATCAGTACCTTCAAAAATAATATCTGTTGCCCATCCTTGATTACCTTTCTTTTGTAAGGTAGCTGTCAATGAGTTTGTATTAATAATATCGGGAGCATTAGAAATATCACTAGCCTCTGGTGAACTTACACTAGGTTCTAACCTAAAATAAGCTTTTCCATCTGCTGCTGCAACAGAAAAAGCCGTAGCAATTTTCATAATGTTACCACCTAAAGATGATTTTTTTAGTCTTAGATAAGTATCTTGATCTGCAGTTAAGAAGGTCGATTGTCCGGGATAATAATATATTATATAAGTTGTTCCTACAGTCATGTTCCCTGTATTACCAGCAGATATTACATTTCTTCTTTGTCCAACATAAAAATCACCTCCAGCCCATGCCACAGTATCGGCATCAGTGACTGAAAAAGCAAACCCTAACATGTTATCTCTTGCCTCAAATGGGACATCTGTTCGCATAAATTCTTCTTCAC